TCCCAAGTTGGGCTCGTGTCCTTGACTGCACGGGTACGATGTGCAATCACTTGTTTTTTAGTTACACGGGTTTTAGTTGCTGTCTTTGCCAATTTCGACTCCTGTTTAGTTACGCAATACACATATTATAGCACCATTTACGGTAGCTGTCAACTGATGCTTTTACAGTAGTTATACAAATTGGTTAGTTCTGGGAACGTTTCTAAGAAATTGGTTCCTCGTCTGCGGTCGTGTTCGTCAAAGAATAGTCCAAAATCTTTTAACCAAACTTGTTCAGGATCTTCTTTAATTAAGTATTGAATCCTGTCCAATTTATCTGATTCCCAATTCTGGAAACCTTTTCCATTACAATGATTGTCTCGCATGAATTGTACTTGTTTGAGTAACATTGAAATGTAATCGGTGGGCAGTATGCGTACACTCATCCATTTTGGATTATCTAAATAAGGAATATCCAAACTAATTGAACGTTCATCGTTATGGTATTTTAACTTCATAATCAATACATCTTTTAAAAATTCTGTATAAGATGTAATTGACAATGCATTATAAGTTGACATAATACTGAAGTTAGCACTTGGTATTTGTTCTAAGAATTTATGACAACTATCTAGCCAAATATTATAGTCCATACCGTTTCGAATGTATTCGGCTTTTGCTCCGTATGCTTCCGCACTTGTAAACAAAGTAAACTTCTTAACAGCCTTATTATCTTGTATAATTTTAACTTTTTCAAGAAACTTATCAAAAAGTTTGTCAGGCAAGACACAGTTACTATTAATAGCAATCTCTAGATTCGGATTAGGGTTTTCAATAATGTAGTCAAGTACCTTAAAAGTATCTTTACTCATCAAAGGTTCACCACCGGTAATACGGAATGTGTGAAGAGTAGGATAAACTTCTGGCCACCATTTCCAAAATGCTTCCACATAAGGATTGTGTTCCTTAACTGGAATAGGCATTTTATTTTGATGCTTAGTATGTTCTAAATTATTGTATTGTAATGTAGTTGGATAGCCACCGAACTTTTCAATTTCTTCCATCCATTTGCTGCTAATATGTGGACTACAGTAAGAGCATTTGAAATTGCAGGCGTGGCTAAAACTTACTTCAAGGTAAGTTGGTTTAATATTATGCTCCCAACCAGCATACATTACATTAAAGTATTGATCTTTACCAGCCCAGTCATCTGTGCTTTTGTAAATTCTATCACTAAACACATCACTATTATCTGGGGCATTATCTTCAACTTGCCAACAGAAATGACATTCTTCAGGCCGACCGCCTGTCATCATTGTTTTACGTTGAGCTTTTTTAAACTTGGTATTGTGTAATGCACTTGGATCCTCTTGAATTTCTTCAAGGGGAATCTTGTGTGTATTCGGATGATGGCAACTATGCGTGTGCCCGTTTTGCAAATGCAATGTTACTTGCAGCCATTTTGCTAAACACATACCTGGACCAGTTCGATCCAGGATTTGTTTTGCTTGTTTAAGCCAAATTATTTTATCTGTCATTAGGTCCAGAGACTCTCGCGAATTTTAATAAGACGAATCATCATAGCTTCTTCTTCTTTAGCATACTCAGCTTCAATCTTTTGTAGCAGCTTATGAGCCTTATCGCTTTTCTTTTTAAGTACTGGATCTTTTTCAGTACCAAAATTCAGCCTGCCACCGTTTGCAAGACGACTTTCCTCGCAAACCGCAGTCCAACCGCTTGCTTCGTATGGGTCGGGACGATTGCGATAGGTAACTGTCCACCAAGTATATAGCTCAATGATTTCTTTTGCGGCTTTAGCTTGGTATGTAGGTTCTTCCTTTTCGCCTTCTTGGATGAACTCTTTGTTGGTCAAAGTTTCGGCCCAACGCAGATATTCTAGTCCAGCTTCTGGACAACGCCATGTACGCCAACGCAACCATCCTTTACGATACCAAGGAACATTAAACTTAGTCTTAGCTTCGTCACTCCAAATGCAGTGGTGCCATGCTTGTTCTATTTCAACAAAATCCACAAGCTCGTTGAACAAACAAGGAAGAAAGCGATTGCCAACATCACACCAATTGCCAGGTTTAATGTCTCGAGGATGTGCGGTAAGACGATGGCTGTGAGAAACCCAGCGGTTATTGATATAATAGCGTATGTCATTTAGTTTATCCGGGATATAATAGACAATTCGTTGGAGGAAGTCAAGGCCTTCTTCGGCAATCCACCAACGAACAGGATGTGCGGCCTTAGCACGATCTTCCCAATCGTTCCATTCTTCGCTGGTGCCGCATTTGAGCTTTGGTGTGCCACGCAACCAATCTGCAAAAGGTCCAATTGTCCAGTAATGACTACGCATGATCAATCCTTACGTCCACCAAAAAGTTGTAGAAGATTTAAAAACAAGTTGATAAAGTCCAAGTACAATGTTAATGCGCCTGCAATTTCAGCCTTGCCATCGTTATCGTAACTAACCATCTCACGAATTTTTTGTGTGTCGTAAGCAGTTAGACCTAAAAAGATGATGATAGCAATAGCACTAATAACCATTTGCATGACAGTACTACCGATAAAAATATTAATAATACTAGCGATGATAATAGCAATCAAACCAATGAACATAAATTGCCCAAGGCTATCGAGATTCTTTTTAGTAAAGTATCCGTACCCACTCATAACAGCAAACAAGATTGCGGCACTCATAAATGCACTGACAATACTACCCATATTGTACACTACAAAAATAGTAGCAAAACTTAGTCCCATTAGTGCGGCAAAGCCATGCAGGAAAATTTGCAAAGCACTCTTGCTCATCTTTTCCATGCTGAAACTAACAGCAAGGATGGCAACTAATGGTGCAAAAATTACAACCCATTTCATTGCACCTGTAAAAAAGAATTCCAATAGTGCGGCACTGTTGCCTACTACGAAACTAACAATCATCGATGTAATAACTGCCAGCGCCATGTGTCCGTAAACACGACCCATAGCACTATTGATTTGTTGTGCTGAACGATAAACATTGTCGCCCATATAACTTGATCCAAACATAATTTTCTCCTTTAAACAAACGGTTTAAGATTAGGCGGTACCCAGCCCACGGGTTTTAAAACTTTGCCATCTTCACGCTTACGAACTTTGCCAGTATCTTTGTCAATTTTAGCAAAGTTGGTTTGCATTACTTCTTTCCAAGCACCTTCTGCATCACTGCCCATACTGTGTATAGCACCAATAGTGACAACAAGTATGTCAATTAGAGCATCTAGTGTTTCAAGCTGATCGTTATTATTTACAGCAACTTGGAGTTCTGTATACTCTTCTTGGATTAACCTAAGATACATTTTAAATTGTTCTTGGTCAAACTCCCCGCCTGTAGTTTGATCACAGGCTTTCATAAACTTTTCTTGATCGCGAAACGGATTCATCATTTTTTTCCTTAAATTGTATTACTAATTTCAGGCTCATCACCTTCTCTGCATGGAATTGGTCTGCCATTGAGATCCAACATCATAGCTCCCCAAATCCTGCTGTTATCTTCAAACTCAACAAAAACTCTTCCGTAAGCACAGAACATTCTAGTCTCAGTTATTGACTGCGGTACTCTTATTAAGATAGCTAATCCTACTAGGAAAGTTATACAAACTGCCCATACCATAACTACCCAACGAAATATCCTCACTTCAATGCTTCCAATGTTTGCCTTTTAGCTTCTTCTTTTATTTCTTGTTTATGAATTGTTTGCAATCCTCGAAACATTTCTTCAACAACATGTACTATAGCATCCTTGCCGGAATCAGTCAAGTGGCTATATTCCGGGGATACACTACTTTCGTGCCAAACTTTTTGATTTTGGCTAAGTTCAAGTAATGCTCCATATAGCATGTCTTTGTGCATGGATCTTCGTATATCAAATTTTCTCGCCACGGTCAAACCCTCTAAAACGTAAGAAGCGCGGAAAGCGTAAAGAGTAACTTCCATCTTGATTTTGCGTGACAGCGTCAGCACGGACTTCCACAACTTGGCCAATAAGGGCCTCACGAGACACCCAAAAAGTATCACGGTCGGAATCACTAAACCCAGAACCGCAGTTGACTCGAATTGATCTATTATCATCTTCACCTTCGCACACTAAGGCACCCAATTTACCTACATTACGACCAGTGCCTTCTTCTACAGCCGTAACAGTTAACGAAACTTCAATGAATGGTTTGAGTTTGAGCCAAGCCACACTGCGTTTACATTCGTATCCAGCATCAGGATCTTTGAGCATGATACCTTCATATCCACCAGCAATAGCCTTTGCATTGATTTCTTTATAACGTTTTTGTCCTTCTTTGGTGTCTAAGTCAACTAGTTCGTGCCCAACAACAGCTACATTAGGCAGTGCATCCTTATGCTTCTTGTGCCAGTAATAAACCATGTCGCTACGATCCGATTGACTTTTGTCCCATGAACCTTGTTCAAAGTTTTCCAAAGGGATAACGTCAAACAAATTAAGGATAGCATCATTGCTTTGCACATCACTCTTGCGATGTACTTGTTTCATTAAGTCTTGAAAACTGCTAGACATTACTTCACCGTCTAATACTAGATCATACTTGGGAGGATCTGTTTTAACCACCGCACTAATCTGTTCTACGATGTGCGGGAAATTATCCAACTGTTTCCCGTTACGACTAAAAAGGTCAACATTCCCGCTTGTACGGACAATAGCAATAACACGGACTCCATCGAGCTTGACCTCAATAAGTTTTTTGCCTGTAACTTTGGACTCATGATTTGCACTATCATGAGCAAGTTGGCAACTAAACACAGGAATAGAATAGTCAGCATACTTCTTCTCCACTACTTTATTAATTGTTTTTTCGCTTACACCACATCGTAAGTCTTTAATTAGGATACGACGATACCAACCATTCCACTGTTTCTTAGTAGCTGATTTCATCATCGCTTGAATCATATCCCTCGCTGTATTACCGGTGACATTGCGAGTAACAAAGCCAGTAAGAGCGAGAGTAAAACTATCCCAAGGTAGCCCAGGGCCATCTTCATCTGTTTTCTCCGGTATTTGTTTAAGTCCAAAAGTAATCATGGAGTCCAATGCAAGACGACACCCTTCAAAGAATTCCTTGTTACTTGCCTCGGCTTGGGCAAGAATAATAGCTTCTTTGTTCAAACGACTAGGATGATCTTCCAAAGTGGAAATGACTGCGTAGCAAGGATCGCTCAATTTAGACTCCATATTAACTGTTAATGTTAATATTATACAGTCTAATTATCAGTATGTCAAATGATTTGTTGTCTTAAATGGCTTGCCTTCGTAAGCATATTCTAATTGATTCATTATCTTACGCTTCATTTGGCAAACTTTTGGATGGTTGTGATTGTACTCAAACGCTTTCATAAAACGTCCCCAACCATTTGGCCGAGTACGTTTTGGAACTTTTGAATCTAAGTATGCTTTGATTGATCTTGTGTCCCAACCAAATTTATCAATCATATCTTGTGCAAGGTTAAATGCGTGAGCACCCATTTCGTCTCTGTCGCCATAGTACTCTTGTTCTTTACGAGTTCGAGCATAGTAAGCAGTACTTTGATATCCTGGAATGGCTTTGAAGTTTCTAGCGCGATATTGTCTAGTGTGTATAACTTCGTGTAGTACTGTATCGGCAAACAGTTGGCAAACTCGCTCCCAACGATAGCTACTCATTTTCATAGTAGCAAATCTGGGCGAATATGCTAGTTCAATTTCAATAAAACGCTTTCTGCCTTTTTTATCTAAATCACTATAGTATGCTCCGCCGATCCAAAGTTCGCCTTTTTTAACGGGTGAGAATCTAGTGCTTTTTACTTTAATTGGTAAGTGTGATTTAATATGCTGGCTAATCAAACTAGTAATTTCGCCAATAGATAATCGTTTATCAACTATTTCAGACTTTAGTTGATATAGCATTGAGTACAGGGTATTACGATCCAATAAGGACCAATTAAAAGCCTGGCGGGCCATAGTACACTCCTAGACATTACTATTTATAGTATACTACAGCAAACCATTATATACGCACTTTACGAACGTTTTTTAACAATTTCGTCAACCAAACCGTAATCCAGGGCTTCGTCCGCACTCATAAACTTATCACGTTCCATGTCGTTTTTAAACTGTTCAAAAGTTTTACCCTTGCTATTATGGTCCACATAGATTTGTGTAAGATTTCTCTTCATTTTGAGAATTTCTTCCACTTGAATTTCCATGTCTGTAGCTTGTCCGCCAGCACCGCCACTAGGTTGGTGTATCATGTGGCGAGCGTTAGGAAGCATTTTACGCTTACCTGGAGCACCCGCAGTAGCCAATAATGATCCCATAGAGCAGGCTTGACCCATAACCACAGTACAAACATCAGGCTTGATAAACTGCATAGTGTCGTAAATTGCCATACCTGCGGTAACAACTCCGCCTGGGCTGTTGATGAACATTGTAATGTCTTCATTTCCTTGACTCTCTAAAAAGAGTAATTGTGCCACAAGCAAACTAGCAGAGTGCTCGTTAACATCTGTATCTAACATTACAATACGGTCCTTGAGCAATCGACTATAAATGTCGTAGCTGCGTTCACCGCGAGCTTCTTGCTCGATAACCATTGGTACTAAATTAGGCATTATTCTTCTCCAAATATGTAAGCGGCCATTTTCCGCTGGGTTGTTTCTTCATCTTTCATAGCGCATTCAAAACAGATGTTTTCATCGTTTGGACCATACGGCCTACATTCGTCTACTGCACCGCACATTTCGCAAACTTCATCGTCTTGTGGCGCAATTATTCCACGGCTACTCATTATGCAGCCTTTTGCTCTGGAACAGGAATAGGTTCGCCACCGTCTGGATCATCTTCTGGACCGCCATCTTCATACTGAAGAATTTGATCACGGAATAATTCTAATTGTGCAATCATGTTGTTGATACCGCTAGCGTTCATAGTGATTTCACTATAGCCCATTTGGAAGCTAACACGACCGTTGCTGGTAATACCTAATCGGTAATATGTGGTGGCAGGCTTTTCTTCTTTAGGCGGCTCTACTTTGGGCACCGGCAAGTTATAGACATTATTCTTTTCTTTACCAAACAAATTAAACATTAAAGGCTCCATGTTAAAATGACGAGCAACTGGCGGACACCAAAGCGGTACACTAAGAGCCAGTACAAATCCTAGTGTAGCAAGTTCAGGACGATCATAATGTGTGAACGCAAGATACATACCTACCCAGAAGTAGACAAAGCCAGTCCAGAATAGATAGTATCCGCTTGTACGACCAAAAATTTTCATAAACCTATTTGCCTTCCAAACAGACAGTACACTTCAAACCATTTGGTAGGAGGGTTCTCTAGGAAGTAAGGATTAACACGAAATGTTATTTCCCAATCCCTAGAGAATTGAAAATGTCTGGTTCCGAATCTAATGTTGAACCAGAGATTGCTCATTACTTGCCGCCAACGTTGACATTAGCACCTGCGCCAATTACCAAAGTTTGTCCTTTGAAACTAGCAATAGCATCTGCTACTTTAAGAGCCGCATCAGCCTGCTTCATACGAGCTTGTGCGTCCATGTATTGAATAGCACCTGAGTTTGTATTAAGTGCCGCAATACGGCGAGCTTCTGCTTCAGCAGTCTTAACTTCAACTTCTTTCTGCTTCAACTCATTCTTAGCCTTAACCAAATCGTTAGCACTTGCTACAACTGAATCAGCTGGCACAATGTTACGAATCAACACTTGACCAACAACCAAACTGCCATCTAGCTTTTCTTCAGCAAGCGATTTTTGGATTTGTTCTTTAATAGATTGTTCCATTGTCTGACGTGCATCTGCCATATCCAACGCTTCGTACTTACGAGCTTCTTTGTAGATAGCATTACGAGTAGTTTGAACAATGTAGTTGTACATCAGATAAATGTCGCCATTGTGGCGAGCGTGGAACGCTTGACTCTTTTGGCTATAAAGTTCAGCAACCTGTGCCTGGTTAATGTTATAGATAACCACAGCATCAAAGTCTTTCATTGTGCTATTATCTTTAGCAACAGGAGTCATGTCCTCTAACTTGACGTTAACGTCTTTGATTGGAAATGTAAGTACATCACCGATAATAACCTGATTGAAACTGCCGGGCAAGAGTTCACCTTGCTGGACTTGTTTGTCAAAGCCAACACGAACACCAACTTCACCAGTTTCAATACGAGTACAGCCAGTTAACAGAATAGCACCTGCAATAGCAGAGAGAGTCAAAATACGTTTCATTTTAAATAAATCCTTTTACCATGAGAAAGAAGCAAACAACAAATCCTAGTACAAAGTACAAGGGACGAAGCCAAAAATCGTTAATCATATACATCCTTAAAAAACAATTACAATTACGGCCATTAGCATTACTGCTACTAGTGAAACAATTATACTGTAGCCTAGTGACTTTGTCAATGACCATCGTTCCTTACCCTCCATTTTTCGCCAGGTAGTAATACCAAAGTGAACAAGGATGGCAAAGATAGCAAATACTAACCAAAGTCTAATCATTTAGGAACCTCATAAGTTTGAGCAAAGATGTCTTTCTTTACAACACCGTAATCACCTTCACCGTGACGTACAATGTAGTCTTCGCCTGCCTTGTAATTCAAATCGCCCCAGCTGGCGTGAACAACACCATCGTGGTCTGCCAGTTTAGCCTGTTTGAAAATCTTCTTAGGAGTAGCAGTACCGTCTTTGTTGTCATCGTAGTAGTCTGCAAATTTTTCAGGACTTACAGGATACTTTTCACCTTTAGGGCCTGTGATAATCTTATGTCCGGCAAGATAATCAACAGGACCTTCCAGCGTATCTACAGTGCCTGGATGAATTGCTGTTTTGTAATGAATGGGTTTAGCATGTTTATAAGTTTCAAAACTGCCATCTTTAAACCAGTCATCAGTAATGCCTTTATCAAGCGATTCTACAATGTTAATAAATTCTCTTATCATTGATTACGTTCCAATTCTTTAAATGCTTCAGGAGCACGTTTCATTGCAATCTCACGTTCAGCTTGAGCATCTTTGGCTTTACGGAGAATATTTGCGTCCCCGGTAGGCAACACTATAAGAACGTAAGTATTGACTTTACCGTTTGGAGTAACAATTCGTTTAATTTGACTTTGTTCAACCCCGGTCAAATCTACACTTGGACAGAAACTTTTAGTAACACGCTCGTTAAGCTGTGTGCGACTATTTTCACCTTCTGAGGAGTAAATTTTAGTTTGTTGACTAGTTTTACCGCCAGCCGCCATACACAACTTGCCGTATGCATCGGTCTTAGCATAAGCATCTGCATCAGTCATACTAAACGAACTGCCAAAACCGCTTTCATAAACTGCACTAGAACTAGTTGGCAATTTGTTATACCAATCAGGAGTTTTATCGAGGATACGCTCTTGTGTACTAACTTGACGTTCACGTTCCATGTCGGCACGTTTGCCGTAAGGATCAGTAGTACCACAAGCCGCTAGCATAGCTACAATCGGAACTAGCAATAGAGTCTTTTTCATTTCATTTTTTCCTTAGTCCAGTCAGCGGCTGACGAAATGTCTTTGCCTACACCTGACACGGTTGAACATGCAGCAAGCGAACTTGCCAAAATAAGTGCTACGAAAATTTTCATTTTGCCATCTCCACTGATTGGGTTTTGATAGTATCTACGCCTTTGTCAAAAATACGAGCAATGCCGGAAAAACCGACAGTAGCTAGTACCAATCCAAAAACTGTGCCTGCGATAAATGCCTTCATAATGTTTGCCTTCTATGTTTGTTGAACATGTGTATATTATATAATAAGTCGTTTCAAATGTCAACCTACCATTTGTCCACTACTGTCCAAAGATCATTTTGATTTTGGCAAATTACTCCTTTGGAAAATTGAAGTTTACCATTATTATATCGTTCGCTAAAGTAGCGACATTTGGCATCTTTAAATTTGAAATACTTTTTGTTTGAAACAGTACCAAATTCGTTTTCTAAACCTTCATCTCCTATCTTAATAGGTTGATATTGTTTTGGTTGACCTTCTCTACAAACTACCATAGATTCGGTTTGGAATTTGCCACCTAATCGCAAGTACAATTCACTCATACCATGTTCAATAGCCTTTTGGCAACTTATTTCAGGATCACCATAGTCTTCGTGTGTCCAATTTACATTGTGTTTTTCACCGTCAACAACAATACTAAATTTGACTTGGCACTTTTGCGGACTTTTAATTTTAACCAAATCATCAATAGTTCCAACCTGACGTTCGGACATGACTTTGCTAGCCTGTCGTATCTGACAATTTTCAGCCAGCACATTAGAACTAATCAATGC